CGTACGTAGTACGTCCGTTTGCGCGGCTGGATTACTCTCCTACTTGTTTACCCACACATCTCGTGTTAAAGTAACCAGGCAGAAGCTTGTTAAACTCGATAAGACTAGAACGAAAGATTTCATTATCTTTCTCATCTTCTCAAGTCGGTCCAGGAATCAACTTATCGCAACCAATGATGGGAATACCATCAGGTCAGCAAAAAGTACAATAAGAGATCCAATTATGTCCTAGAAGTATTTCCGGTGATATAAGCCTATCATCATCGCGAAAATATCGGATCGGATAACTTGAACTATTATCCAATCCAATCTGCAAGAATGGAGACATCCATCCATGCATACCTCCAGGATCCTTCACGGGAAATAGATGAATACTATCTTCCAAAGTGGTTAGCTTCGAAAAGTATTCCACCTTTTTCTTAAGAAGAAATTGGTTAAATACTCAAAAGTCTGGTCTGGGTTGCAAATCCATACCATACTTAGGAGCTGACGGCGACAATGCGGCTAGTTCAGCGAGTTGTCTCCACTTCCGCGGGTAAGTACCCGTCAAAAATGATGATGTAAGAGGTATTTTACGCCTTTTACACTCGTGTAACATAGCTAGTACGTTCGATACAATGTTTTTGTGATCGAATATTAAATAGGCTCAAGGAAAGGGTGTCAACTCTTCCCCATTGCAGTATAAGCGCTTTGCAAATTCTGCGGATCCGTTCTTAATATAGGTTTTATCAATCGAATAGTCCATACCAAAAGCATGAATGATTCGAATATATTCCTTAGCAACATCAAAGCCGATTAAGTTTAGGTCATCACCTAAAACTCGATAAGATGAATTTTTGATCTGGGAAAAACATCTCCCAGGAAAAGCTCTCGAAAAAGAATACCTAACGATTCAATGATGAGTTAAAGCCATTACTGGCCAACTTGACAAAGAACCCATAGGTTGTCCTACACTGTATCTCACGTACTGTGGTTTTCCTTTAACTGTTACAAGAAAATCCCTGCGCGTTGAGACAATGTATCACCCTACCACTCCTAGGAATGGTAAGATACGCAAGTGTCAGAGCACGAACGCTTGTAAAAGCGCCGGCATTCTATCAGTTGCGGCAGTTAAATCTATTGAAGCTAAAGGCTTATTAAGTCTTGACTTCTCTTGGATTCA